TTCCCGAGCAACATAGATTAGTTCCAAACAAGGTCAAGATGTCCACTAAACGCACTGTTAGCAGGCGTGGCAACACCCGAACCCCAAAGGAAGTAGAGGGCTGCACCGTCATAAATGCGTGGCAATGATGGCATTTCAAAGACGAAGTTACGTTCTGCTGCAAGGCCAAGCGTTGAGAGAGGAAAGCGAGCGATTTCTTTTACAAGAGCAACGGTGTATTCACCTGAAACGTAGGAAACAGAGTTCTGAATGGTGTTGATTTCAGCAATACCCGCATCACCTGATTGCAATGGGACGTTATAGTTATATTTACCTACACCCGTTGCACCTGTGTAAACGATAATGCTATTTGAAGCAGCCGTCTTGCCGACAGGGAGAACGGTTGGGGTTGCTCTTGAAGTCGTCTGCTCGCTGTTCGTATAACCAAGCGACATGTTAGGAGTTGCAGCACCAAGCGGGGTAGCGTTTGAATTGAAAATGATAGCTTGAACACCTGCACCATTCGTATAACGAGGTAATAACCATGTCACCGTGTGGGTACCTGTACCTGCGTCAGTGATATTGATTTGCGTACCTGCACGAGCATTAGCAAACGAGGTTGCAAGCTGGAAGGTCGTATCAGAAGCCTTAATGACATAGTAATCCGTAGCAGGCGAAAGACCAGCAGGAAGGGTGCCAGAAGTTGTGAGACGTACGCGCGTGCCTGTAAGGACATTTGAAGGGATGCTTGCCGTTGATGTCCATGTACAGGTGTCAGTACCAGCGTCAGCCGTAAAGGTATCCGATTGACCAAGGGTATTAGCGGTAGCCTGTGCGGTGGTGGTGGTTACAGAAGTCACGCGGTAGAAGCCAATAACATCTACAAGGGCAAGCGTACCAGGGACAACCGTAGCAGCAGCCGTTACGGCCGAGCCATTAGCAATATACTTATAGTAGGTCGGTTGAACATTGCCACCATGTTGGATAGCTGCAGCACTAGTCGTGTTATCCTTTACCGCTTGAAAGGCAAGGTTAGTACCCGTGTTAAAAAGAGCATCAGGACCAGGATTACCGTTACCACGGAAAAGCGTGTGCCATTCGTTAGCAACTGCGGCAGTCGTAGGATTAAAGTTTTTACCCCAATTGGCACGATAAGTCTGCCCCTGTGATTGAGCATTGATTAATTGGTCATGAGAAGCGATTCCAGGCATATGTATATTATAAACTAATTAAAGACTACTTGCATGTCACCAGTGAACACGGTGACATTAACGGCACTTAGCGGTAAGCAAACGGCACTGATATAGGCATCGTCCTGCACAATTGGCAGGCTTGCTGCTTGCATAAGCAAATCCTTTTCAACAGGGGCATCAATACCTCTGATTTGTGTTTGAAATAAAGGCTTTACAAGGATTAGGGCAAACAATCCACCAGAATCTGGTGTCAACATGGTGATGCTCTCAATAGAGCGAACGCCTGAATCACCATTCTGTAAACCGATAAACGGATTACCAGAGCCTGCGACTGTACGGTCAGAGGTAGAAATAGAACCTATCGCCGTTGAAGCATTTAGGGTCATTACCTTTGACGTTCTGCCTGATACTCCTTCGCTATTCGTATAGTTAACTGTAAAAGTTGAACCACCTGTGCGACCTGCGAGTGTTACAGCCATCATCATTACGCCGTCGCCATCCGTATACCTTGGCAAGGTGACCGTATTATCGAGTAATTGTTCTTCGACAGTATCATCGCCGATGGTCGGATAATAAAGAAGATAGTCACAAACGATAATATCAATTGGTAATGCCGTCGCTGTGGTCGTCATGACCATAAACTTGCGAATAACCTTTTGCATTGGGGATACGTTAGCCCCATGGAAGATGCCGCCGTCTGTGCTTTGGGCAATAGCCTTAGCAATTAACGGAGGTGCATCAAACCAGAACTTAGCAACGGGATTTCCTGGTGAGGATGTTAGGTCAAACCAAATACCAATCGTCGTGACCTGTGTAGGGGCTTTTCTCCAACCGTAATAGCGCGAGCGTCCTTCACGCTCGGCGTTTACTACGTCAGAAATACCCTTAAATCCTGCCATAATTACATCTTAATTCCGCCGTGGCCGTGTGCTTCGCCCGACATTTCAGCAACGATAGAAGCACCACAGTCGCAGCTATATTGCTTATCATCACCGTCTACAATGACGACAGCGCCACACTTTGAGCAGTGATAAGCCATATTAGTCCTCGGTTACTACAAGCGCTCCAATAGCGAACTGTGGCTGAATACCAGAAGAAATAGCGCGGGAAGCGGTAAGAGCGCCTGAATAGATAATGACACCTGCACCAGAAGAAGTATCTACAATGCCGACGTAGGTAATGGTTTCAGAACCGCCAGTACATTCTGGGAACTGGATAATGCCTGTATTTGACGTTGAACCCGCTGCTGCCGCTGTGAAGGCCGTTGCAGCCGTTACCGTTACGCGAGCGTAAGAAGTATAAGCCGCTTCGTTAGTGTCTGCTGAGCCTGCTTCACCTGGATCAGCCGTGTAGAGAGCGATATAGCGGTTAGCGTTGGCACGAAAAGAAGGGTCAACGGCGCGTAAAAGCGCGTCGAGTGTCGAGTTCTCGGAGGAGTTGGATTTGGACATAGGAGTTTGTTAATAGCTTATTGTATTATACCACGCTTACGTATAGACATACCCGGCTCTGTTATCCCAAATCTTATCGAAGTCAGAATTGCCAGCTGCCCACGAAATGACTAAGCCGGATGATGAGTCCAATCGCTTGATACGCCAAGTAGAGGCCGAGGTATCTGTACCAGGTGCCGCTTCTCCGACGTAAGTGATAGTAGCCGAGGCTTCATCTAGTTGAACAGCATAGGAGGCTGAATTCACTGATATAGCTGTCGTATTCTGAATGTTAACCGGAACACCAGTGCCATCAGACGGTAGTAAACCGGCAAGATGCTCAGCCGTCATGGCACGCTGAATATTGTTGAGAGCTACATAACTTATCAACAGGTTATCCACAGTGTCATTATCAATAAACACCGGGGCAGCAATCTCGACAATCCTTGTTTCAAGCAAGATAGCCTCAACAAGGCTGAATGAAACAGCGTACTCGTCAGCAGCACCAGCAGCCGTGCGTACGATGAATGTGACGTTGGTATCGAGGTGGGAGATGATGAGACTGATCGGCGTATTGGTCCACGCTGCGTTCCATGGAATGGTCTGGGCATAGAGCTGAGTACCATCATTCGAATAGACTTCTGCCGTAAAGACAGCTCCGGTGATCTTGAAAAACAAACCACCACGGTTACCGACGGAGACACCCTTAAAACCCAGCGTGCGGGCGTGGCCGGTCGTTGGGGCTGAAGGGATGGTAGCCTTAATATCTACCTCGCCATAAAGGAACTGAGGCACGGTACGTAGCGACGTGTTGTTGAGCTGGTACTTGCCACCAGTGATGACGGTGTTGTCGTTCTCGTTAACCCAAACGGTAGAAGACAGGCCATCAATTAGAGGGTCGATGACATAGGATTTAGGGTCAGTAACCGGCGTCACGGCGATCATAATGCTTTGATTGTACCATAAAAAAGAAACCCCGTTATGGGGTTTCTTCTTCTTTAGCGACCTGCTTGGCAATGTCCTTGGCGGACAGCTTAGCCGGTTCTTCTTTTGGTTTTGCTTTTTCAGCGAGCTGGGCTTCGAGCTCAGCAACGCGTGCTTTCTCGGCTTCGAGTTCAGCTTCCATGTTACGAGGAGCGACGTAGACCCAGAAGTGACCTGGAGCGCTAGCCGTCTCGGAGAACATGCGATGGCGCTTCAACCAAACGATCTCATCTTCATCTTCTGTTTCATAGAAGTAGTTAGTGAAATGGATGGCGATTTGCTGATGCTGAACGATAACCGGGATACCAGCTGAGTTATCCACCTCTGGATAGCCAGCTTTTTGGATCAGACGCAAGTTCTTTGCGTGGGCTTGAAATTTCATTTGGGGAATGTGACAACAACCCATTCCTCATGGGGATCGTGGCATGCTGAGGAGGCGGACACGATCCCACATGGCTTGTTGTCAGTTAAGGTATTAAACCTTTGACTTGAGCTTGCCGTAGATCACGAGGTTCGTCACAGCAGACAATGTTGAAGCAGCGCGGAAACGGACCAAGAGACGGCAGCCTGGGCGCGCGGTAATACCGGAAACACCGAGCTGACCGAATGATTTGGTACCAGCAACCGTGGTTGCGGCAGGGATAGTACCCGAGTAGATGACCTCATCCGTTTTGAGATAGTCATTTACTTCGATTACTTCGAAGACACCGGCACCCGTGTAGGTGAGAGTTTCATCGACCTGGAAAAGTTCGACTAACGATTGGCGAGCATAGTCACTGTTTACACCACCGATAGCTTTATCCTTAGCGGCAGAGCCGGAGTAGATAGAACCATCAAGGATCGAAAGCTCAGCAGTAACGTGGAGCGCAACAGCGACAGCCGTGTTAACAGCGTAACCACCATTACCTTTAGCTTGCTGCGTGGAAGCAGCGACGAAGTAACCAGCACCGGAGATAACGTCTGCGCGGCGAAGACCTACGAGGCGAGCCTTATAGTCAGTGAGACCGTTGATGAAATCAACGAGTTCACCAGCCGTGTTAGCTGCAGCGTTCGTAAGGTCAATCGTTCCAGGAACACCACCCACCGTGAAGTTGGCATCAGCAGCTTCAGCACCCAAAGCACCGGTCGCCGAGACCAAAGTGGTCGAGGCGACGGTGATGACGGTGGAAGCATTTGCGCCAACGTATTCGATAACAATGGCTTTGAACTGGCGTGGATTCGCAGTCGTTGACGTTGCCGCCAATGAAACGTTTCTCGCTAAGCCATCCATCAATTGTACGTCAGAGAGATTCATATTCTTCTGTTAAAGAGATTAAGCAGCAACACCCTGAATGATACCGTGAGCAGTCTGGTTAGCAAGCATGAGACCACATTCTGCGAGGTACTCGTGCTTAATACCATCGCGATCGTTCTCCTGAATGTTCATGCGGAGCTCGTTCTCAGCTTGGTTCAAGTAAGCGTACTTAATCTGGTCTGGGTCGATAGCGACAGCCGTACCAGCGTACTTAACACCGAAGCCAAGATCACCGAAGTGAGGGGTGCGAACAAGGATGAATTCACCGTGTGAGGTGACGTACTTCATCAAGTCGAGACCGAAAGCGGATTCCTTAGGCGTAATACGGATCAAGTTCAATGCAAGACCGTTGAGCTTCGAGAGGAAGCGTGGGGAGCAGAACAAGAGTTTCGTCTTTGAGCCTTTGTCGAAAACCATTTCAGCAAACGCGTCCATGATAGGAGCCGTAAGCGTACCGCCCGAAGCGGAGATGTCCATCACGTTCTGGGTGATGAATTGGAAGATACCACCAGTCGTGCGCTGACGAGCGCCGGACGAGTCGATAGCAGCGAGTTCAGCACGGGTACCGTACCAGAAAGCGCGTTCAATCGAGCGAAGATGTTCGAGAGCACCTTCCGACAAGAGACGGGTTTCGTCTGATTTTGGCGAGTAGTTCAACTTCGAGTCCTTATCCGTGCGACCAATTTGGATGGAAGTGCGGAAAATCTGCGTGTAGTTGTAATCACGAGCGACTTGCGTCGACTTTGCCGTACCAGAGAGGGAGTTAACAGCGAAAGCAGATGCGATACGGGTAATGTAATCATTATCCACAAGAGCAGCAGCCGTCGAGCCAACACCACGAACGATCGTAAGCGTGTTACCGGAACGAGCGGATACGATGAATACTTCGCTTGTGCGAGGTACTAATACCGTGTCGTTAGCGGTGAACAACGAACCATCGTCTACAACGATCGAAACATCACCAGCGGCATAACCAGCAGCGAAGTTGATCTGAGTTGCATTCTCCAATACTTCATCCGTGAAGATGTCGTACTGAGCGTTGAAAACCTGACGTTTTGAAAGAGCTTGACCACTGATTTTGGTAGTACCACCAGTAGCTTCGCCAACGAGTTCACTTGAGGTACGACCGTTCATGCCCAAGAAGGAGATGAGCGGCGTGTCCATGCGCTTAGGGTTGAAATAAATCTTACCTTCGCCGTCGATAAAACGGGCGTTAGTAGCGTAGTTATTCGACCCAACGGCGCCTTGAATTGCAGCCATAGTTGAGAGAGAAAAAAATTAGTATTTAGAGAACATTGAGTCGAATACGTCCTTTTCTTTTGGTGCACCTGTAGCAACGTGTGAGGTTGCTCCCCCAGCCTGAGCAGCTTTAACTGCTCTCACTTCCTGCTTCGCCGCGATAGCTTCATCAGACTTAGACTTTGGCTTACGGTTCGTCACCATGTAGTACGCTTTTTCGATGCCTCCTGGGAGGCCGGCGTCTTCAAGGGCCTTGAGTGTACGCTGAATTTGGTCAGCGTGTTCAAGCGTGTCTGGGTTCAAATTAATGAACTCATCCACGACGGCCTTAGCTTGGTCGATCTGTTGCTTCTCTAGGCGATCTGCATGCTGTTTGAAAGGAGCGACCTTCTCTTGAAGAATTTGGTCCACTTCGTCTCGGGTGAGGAAACCTTTCTTGCGAAAGACCTCAACCGCTGCAGCGACTTCAGGGTCTTCTTCTTCTTGAGTTGGTGCAGGTTTGTTTCCAGTTAAAGCCTTGTCGAGCAAGTCTTTTAACTGTTGCTTCTCCTGTCGCTCTTGTTGGAGCTGTTGCTCAACAAGATTCTTTTCGTGAGCAATGCGGGCAGCTGCTCCTCTCTGTTTATTGGTGTGCTCTCGGTATTCATCGAATGATGAAAACTTCTTGCCACCTTCTTCATAGAATGGCGCAGGTTCATCAGCAGCCGGACTGGTTGATTCTTCTACGTTCTCCTGTGAGTCGCCTGATGTTTCTTCAGGGTGGACTTCTGCTTCAGAGGTAGCTTGTGGGCTAGTCTCAGAAGTCTCCTCCGCTCCTTGCGTTTCGCCCTCAGTAATAGGGGAAAAACCCATAGGAGGATGGGATTCAAATTCTGACATAAGTGTGAAAATAAAAAGGACTAAGTTCGTACATAGCCAGAGTCCACCTCTGGCCAGCATTCCCCGCGTCCTGTGAAAGGACAAGCCCCGTCTCTCAAGGACGCAAGGAAAGCTGGACAGATGTTTCGTCCAGGCGTGGGCTTGTCTTTAACTGTTCATATCCGAAGGTGCGTTTTTGTCTTCAGGATCAATCTCGCTCGGATTGAGAGCCCTATCCGCTATCCATTGTGACATATATTGTCTTATTAGATCAATACACTCGAGGCGACCCTTCAGCATTTCCATGACGGTCGTGAGCGCGGCAGGAGGAACATCAAGAAGACGGATGTCGCGAGTGTCATCCACAATGCTAACAAGCATGTCGTCGATGACTTTCCAGTCATCTAAAGCCGTGAGGCGCAAGAATGCGTCCGACGCGGACTTCCGTCGTTCGTACTCAGCGCGTGTCATAGGTCTTCGTCTTCCTCTTCGTCGAGGTCTTCCATTAAATCTTCCTCTTCCTTCTTGTGCTTTTTCTTCTTGGCATCGCCAATCATGATGTTAATCGTGATGGCTGGCATAACCGGAGCTGGAGCAGCGACAGGAGCCTCGATGATACCAGGGTCGGTATCACCGTAGGCCATGTCTCCGATCGAGCGCTTTGCAGCAGCTGCTTTAAATAAGTCGCTAAGCATATTACATCATTTGAGGCCCTTGATTTATACGTTCCATATCGTTGATACCCTGCTCCATCGGCTGAGGAGCCGCGAGCTGAGCCGCTGAGTTTGCCTCGTTGCCTAGGGCATTAAGCTCGCTCATGTTCGTAGGGTCAGCAGGTCGGCCTACGCCGCGCTTCCTGTCCTCCGTAAGATCCCCGTTCCAAAGGAACTCTTGAGGATCAGAGATGACTGAGAAGGTAGGCAGAACAAGTTTCTCAGCAATGCTCTCAGCGTCGTAGATAGGTACACCCTGTGGATATTTCTGCATGATAGCTGGATCTGCGGCGAGCTCTTCTTGTGTAGGAGGACGACGGGCATCAAGCGCAAGTTTCTGCAACTGCATAGCCTCGATACGACGTTCTTGGCGAGAGATAGGAAGGGTCGACTCGCCTTCGGTGATGGTCTGAAAGCCTTGAACGAAGTCAGACGTGTAGATAATAGCCTTATAGCCATCAGCGATGTCGGTCGCTTTATCTTCCACCGAATAGTCGCTCTCTTCGCCAGGGACGAATTTAATGAACTCGTTCTCAGAAACCTTCGCAATGGTCTTGTCGTCGTAGAAATCAGCGACGCTTTCAACAAGCATATTAACGACATCAACCAAGTTCTCTTGCTCAATAGCACGGGCGCGTTCGTAAACACGCGTAGTTGCTGCCGCTTTGAGGTTATTCGATTCCGTAGCAGAGCCGCCCGTGTTGATCGGATCACCACCAATGATAGAAGTGCCGGCGCCAGTGACGCGAGATACCATGCTATCGTTCATGTCCAACATTTTAAACACCGAGTTCTTAACGTCAGGCATGTTAAACGACTGGATCACCGAGTCGATCGTCACACCCGGGAGATTTTTCATCTCAAAGATTTTACCAGGGTAAACACTGAGATCGTTAGGGTCTTTAAGCGCGGTAGAGTTAAGCGCGAAGACACCGTTCGTCGCGTATTTCGTTCCGTCCAAAGCGAAAGTGTGCAAAGCGTTACGCTCCAACTGCAAGTAGTGGATAAGCTGTGGCTCACCAATGCCCCAAGGGTCAAACTCAACCGTATAGTCGCGCATCGCCACGACTGGTAATTTCTTTGAAGTAGACGGGTTAGGGTAGTGAGAGACAACACGGCCAGCGATCACTTCTGTCCAACGATCCTTCTTCTGGTCAAAAATACGCAAACGCTCAGCCTTGTTCTTAGGGTTAATAAGACGTGACTGCGAGCTAAGAGGAGCGCTGCCGCTCGTGACGTCGCTAATAGAGCCCGGGTAGCGTGGATCTTTGCCGCGATAAGCTGGGTCAACCTCATCATAAACAGCAAGATCATCATCAAGATCACCGCCCGGTTTAATGCCCTTATAGTTTTGCTTATAGGCGAGCTTTACGTTTTTCTCGTAGAACTTTTTGCGCTCCTCTACGTCAACGATGTCGCGGACAATATAAAATGGCCACTTTTGTGGGTCTTTCTCGCGAACAAGCGGAAGGTAAACACGAAGTGGGTGGTCAACCTCGAGCCCCCAACCTTTATAAAATGTCTTCTCCTCTTTCTTAATCACCATGGTCGTCTCATCAGCCTCGCCCTCAGCGTTCCTCGAGAAGTTAGTGACAACATCAACCTCGCGCACGTCATTCTTATAGACACTACGCAAGAAGGCCGTACCAAAGATAAGCGAGAGCTGAGTACCCGTCACGAAGGCGCGCATCGCCTCCGAACGCTTAAACTCAGCGACCGTGAACTTGCTCACCGCGTCCGTTACGCGGCGATCTTTAGGAACAAAGAGCGGAGACTGGCGAAACTGAGGCGGGCGCCCGTTAAGCTGGGCCTGAATACCCATGACAACCTGAAAAGTAACCGGCACGAAGATCGCCATGCCCCAACGCTCCACGTCACGCGTGCTTGTGATCTGTGCATTAGCGATAGATCTGAACTGGCGGTAAGCCTCGTCAAGAATGCGCTTGCGGGACTCCTTAGCTTGTCTCGCTTCTGACCACATCTCGTCGATATGCTGCAAAATAGCGTTTTCTTCATCGCTGATCGGGAAGTCAGGGCCAAATTCCTCAACGTTCAGCGCCTTATAGAGTGATAGGTCGGACATATTTACTTAAAGTGTATCACAAAAAGCGTCCCTGTGACGATCCCATCTTCCTCTGGATCTTATACCCGTAGCGATCACGCTCACCGTCACCCTGATCTGGGTTAGACTCGTTGAAAGCGACCGTTCCAGGCGTCACGAACAGCTCAGAGTGCATGACAAGCGAGTCCAAACAGTCATCATGCTCTGATTTAGGGAAGCGGAAGATCTCATCCATCAACACATCCGTCTGATCGCTCGACTGCATGGGGTTACGCAGGTAAATATGACCCATGTTCCAGCGCGGGATCAACGATTTAATGCGTAGCTCCTTGCTCTGGCGGTGAGAGCTGATCTCAACGAGTGGCAAATAGAGGTTACGCTTAGCCATCTCGTCGTTTAACGCGAAAATAAGCGCCTTCTGGTAGGCGATGGTCTCAATTGCCACCGCTTGCACTGGCCATTTCTCGTTCCATTTAAGATAAAGCTCAAATAATTTATCAATTAAGGCGTTAGGCTCGACGCCACGCTCGGCCCAGACCTCCAAAACGTACCAATTGTTGTCTTTATCCACACCCCTAACCGTCAATGCCGAACGATCAGCCGACTGTTTGTCGCTGATAGCAGGGTCAAGCACGATGGAGATACCAAGCTCACGCGGTAGGTCATTATCACTGAAGTGCTGAAGCTTAGCCCTCTTGAACGATGCCGTCGCTTCATCAATTACTTGGTTCAAGTACTGAGCAACCCACAACGCGCGCCCCTGACGCGGGTCAGTGGCCATACGTTCCTCAATACGAACAAGCATCTCAGGCTTAAATTTCTTACGCCAGAGCGGTGAGCCATCAGCCTTAAATACCGAGCGGTGGAATATCTCAAACTGGTTGCTTAGGTTCTCCATGATGTACCCGTAAAGATCAGCGAAGTGCCAACGGGTACCCACGAGGATCTGATCTCCACCCGGTTCCAAAATAGCTTGCATCTGGTTCCACCAGTTACGCAACTTATTAAGCTGCTCAAGCGTGCCCACATTTTCAGGACCCACAATATCATCAAACAATATGATGTCGTAGTGACGACCTGTAATTTCACCACCGACACCCGTCACCTCGAACGTCGCTTCCTTCGGATTACTCGTGCGACGTAGCGTGATGCTCGTCTCGTTCCATCTCACCTTCTTCGTATCAGGTATCACCTTACGATACACATACGTTAACAGCTCATTATTAACGAGCTCCTGTCTGATCTGCAACAAAAAACTTTTTGCATTATCAAGCTTATAGTTAGCAAGTAAGACGCGGCAGTCAGGATCATGCAACGCGCGCCACAGCGGATACGCTACCGTACAGATCGTTGACTTTAAGTGACCACGAGGACAGAGAACAAGTTTAGAGTCACCTTGTTTCTCCATGAAATTACACAGCTCATAATGGAACGTCTCATCCAATCCCTTCCACTGCAAGACCACCATGATAAAAAACCAAAACGACTCGCTGGACTCTTTATGTACCCAATCAAAAATAAGATAGTCAACCTGTCGCTCCAACTCATCATCTTTAAAATGTTCTGAAAATTTCTCCTTCGCGCGCTTTGCTACCAGCTCATAGTTCTCCTTAAAATCTTTTACACGTTGCAAACCGCTACGCGTATCTTTCTTTTCCTCAATGTTCGTCATGGTGTGGTGGGCTTATCCACATCAACGCTTGCATGCGAGACGTAGTTATATGATATGATAACGCCGATGAAGCACTCCATGCAACCTTTCGTTGCTTCATCAACCGTTTAGATGGGTCCCTTGTTCCTCTCCTTGCATGGAAGGGGTGACGCGGGGGCCCTATCTAAGCGGTTTTACTTTTTATGACGAAACGACTCGAGTGTCAGCTCCCCATGGCTGGCTACTGGCTCGCTTATTTACAAGCGGAGCGCGCTTTTAATATCAGCGCCGAGATTAGTGAGCGTGGTACCATCGTCCTTACCTATACCTCGAGATAAAAAGCCCTATGACAAGACTCCGACAAACACTCGTCGACGCCGCGAGCGACGTCCTCAAAGAGTTGCAGCCCAATATCTGGGACACGCGCGGTTATGACGCTCTACGCCTCTACATCAAAACGTGGAAGCTCGAAGAGCGTATGGAGGCCGAAAGCCTTACCGCCAACGATATCTGGCGCGACGCCATCTTAGACGAAAAGCTCGTCAACAGCGCGCGCTATAAGGCATACGTGAAGAGCGGCGGCATGCACAAGCCAGACGTCGCCGCACCGGAAGCAGAAGCAGCAGGCACAGAGCAAGCGTCTGATTTCGTTATGAGCGGGCATGTCATGGGAGAAACGATCTCGCTACAAACCACCCATGGCAATGTGAATACCACCACAGAACGCATCCTCTCCTTCACCAAGTTCCAGCAGGATGTGCTTAGAGATACGCTGACCGTTTACCCAGGTTCTTTGAAGAAAAAACATGAAGCCAACGTGGTCTACTGGGTCTCACGCCTCGTGAAGCACGAAAAGCGCGAGGACGATATCACGCTCCCAAAGAACATGCTCGCGGACTACATCTTAGATTATTTCAATGAAGCAATAAGCGCCGAAGACCGCATCGAAAGAGCGATGAGCCAAGGGCGCCCCGTTCTACAAGCCGGTCTCTACTACTTCCAGTTAGACGCTTTCCTCGCCTGGCTAAATAAGCGCGACAAAGAATACCGCTGGAAGAAGACAGAAATAAAACTTTATCTACAAGAAATTTATGGAAGCTGTTTCCAACCTAACGCCCGCCTCAACCGACGCTGGCGTTGTCTCAGTGTCGAGAAGGGTCACGGTGCCAACACCATTAAAGAGGAAGTACTCAATGACAGCGGGAGCGGGCAAGACGACGCAACTCATCACGGACGTGACGGAGGCGATGAAGGCGGGACGCCTGCTCCGGTCGTTCCTCATCCTGTCGTTCTCGAAAGCAACGGTGGAGGAAGTGAAGAGCCGTCTTAAGAAGACGATGGGCTATATCTCCAGTGAAGACTGGTCCGTCCAATCAAACAATATAAGAACCCTGCACTCGCTTTGCTGGGCAGGGTTGCGTGGAGATTTTACTATTGTCTGCCGTGAAGATCTTGCTGAATTTAGTCAGCTCTACAACTGGAAGCTTTCCATAAAGCTCGCCCATATCATGGAGGAGGACTTCCTCATGGGCGTACACGGTACCCGTAACGACGACGATCTCTGGATGAAGGTACAACGCGCCCGACTTATGGTCGAGCCACCAGATGCTGACGCTGATGACGAAGCTGAAGCGGCCCTGCTACGCCAGATGGATCACGATTACCGAGCGTTCAAGAACGAGCGCGGTCTTATCGATTTCACCGGCATGGTCGAGGAGGGCATCAAGCGCCGCATCGTACCCGAAGGCATCGAAGAAATCTTCGTCGACGAAGCCCAAGATATGAATAAGCTCTTCTACGAATACCATCTCATGCTCTATGAGACGCTAGGTGAAGAGGTGAATGTCACCTGGATGGGTGATGAAGACCAAGCTATCTACGCCTTTATGGGCGCAGACCCTCGAATCTTCGTTGACCACCCAGCTAAGGAGGTTATCTATGGAGAACTTAGCCGTCGCATGACAGCTAAGGTAGCCCGTGAAGCTGAGGCTTATATCAGCGCCAATACCTGGAGATACCCAAAGAAAATAAGAAGCGAGAAGCAAGGCGGCTATGAGAGCTACCACTCGTGGGGCATCGACGGCGTATTAGGCGAACTGAAGGCTATAGCTCGCGGCAAGGTCTTATGGCTCGCGCTTACTAATAATCAAATAGAAGAGATCAGGGACGAGCTCATTAAGCGAGGCGAACCGGTAATAACCTCGGAAGGCGAGAAGGCGTCCAGAAGGCTTATAGAGACATTGGAGGCAGACAAGGGGAAGCTGAAGCTAGCCGATCTTAAAAACCTTACCACGGCCGTTCTGGCTGGAAGGAAGGTAGTCCCATACAAAAGGAAGTATTTCACCGAGCCCTATAAGTTCGCTAAAGAGATGGAAGAGTGGACAGCAAAGGGCAGCGTCGTTGGCGGAGGGCTAGCTCGCGACGATGAGCGCTTCAGCCCACTACTACGTGGCATCCTGATGACGAAGGAGTGGGAGCGCTTACTAGACGATGACCAAAGGCTAATAGCCTCGACGTTGATCCAGGCTGAGGCGAAGGAGTATGAGATAGAGCTGACAACCTTCCACAAGGCTAAGGGGCGTGAAGCCCACACCGTGGTCATCTGTAAAGACGTTGGTGGAAAGATTCTAAAGGGAGTGCTCGCTGATGAGGAGATGGGGAGACGACTCGGCTTCGTCGCTATGACGAGAGCTTTGGAAAATAATATTTACTACCGACAGAACGCTGGTAATACCCAAGACTTCTGGAAGGTGACGAGATAAGAATTTGGAAGCAGAAAATCCACCCATTCGAGGGTGGATTTTTGGTGGCAAGCTGGTAGGTGAAAGCTGGGGTGAAAATGAGTTTGTTTTGTATAATGCAACAGTTTCAACACTTTTATTTTTTTTTCATTTTTTTTCGCGCTTTTACCCCTCAAAGAGAGAGAAAAGAGCCAAAAAAAAATATTACTGTTGAAACTGTTGAAACTGTTGCAAAACAGAAAAATTTAGCTACGTATAGCATAGAATCGTGCAACACTTTTTGCAACAGTAATCCAAAAGACTACTATGTAAAACTCGAAGGGGGAAAAAGCCATTATATTAAAAAAATAATATAATTAACAACAGTTGCAACAGTTTTAATATAATAGTGTTGCAAAGCTGAATTGCTAAGATTAGCCAAAAAGCGTTTAATATTATAATATTATTTTTATAAAATTGATGCGCGATTTTGGGAGGCCAATAGAAAATTTAGGGACGCGGGAATCTTTTCCAAAAGGTGGGGGCAATTAGTTACTACCCACCCCCACCCCCTGCACGCTCCCCGCCCTGCGCCCCTGCACACAGCACCCCCGTATATATCCCCGCGCCCTCGCGCCCCCTGTATATATCTATAGATTTGGGGGAGGGTTGCATTATATTACTGCCCACATTCTACTAGACATCTAGCTTATAGATTACTAGCCCGCTAGGATTTGGCTAACCTTAGCCAAAAGAGTACAAAAACAAGCGTCGCACAATATACAATATGCGACGCTTGCATAAGCTCCCCTCTTTTAATCCTCCTCTTCTTCGCTAAGGTTAGCCAAATTTACTAAGTTTGTGAAATACTTCGAGCGCAGGGCAACGCCTGGATCTATCTCTATGCGTTCCACGTATAGCCCGCGTAGCTTGCCTAAATTCTCCGCGCTCTTGATTTGGTTCGCTGTTATCTCTGGATCATCAACACCTTTTAAAAACACACTTTCTACAAATTGTTGCGGGTTTGCGTCTAACGCCTGTCTATTTGCTTCTAGCTTTGCCATCTTCGCCAGCTCCCCTTCTTTCGCTTTTATTATTCTAGTCCCCTTTAGTCGGCTATAGCCCTGCGTCTTTACCGCGCTTGGCGCGTAGCCCGCAAGCTCCGCCTTCTGGCTCCTTGGCAACTCTGGATAATCAAGATCCGCCTTTACGTACCGCGCTTGTCTCTCAGTTATCCCGTACTCTTCTTTCAACTCTTCAATCTTCTGCCTCGTGGCTACTGATAAATTACCCATAGGGCTTATATAGGTTATTTGATTTATGTCTTTATATTATCACCTAACCCCGCTTTTTGCCCATTTATCATTATATTACACATTCCCCGAGCCTCTACGTTGCCCCAGGACGTTTTGCAAGGTCTCCCAGTACCTTTAAATCTCCCGCGCCTCGCTTATCCACGCGTCGCCCGTTTCTACCGCATTCTAGCCCTCCCCGCCCGCCGTATCAAAACCCCTTTATAGGCCTTCGGCCACTCTTTTACCTTTTTCGACGGCCTTCTTTTTTACCCCCTGTGGATAAGTCACTCCCGCCACTGTATTTACTGCCCCTTGACTGTTTACCTATGTAGGTATATAGTATGCATATCAAGCAACGCAATACCGCAACGCTTGATACAAACTCGGAGGTTTCCAATGTCTCAGTCTCTCGCCCATTCGTACGCCTACACCGCACATCTTACGCCCTCGCACTTGAACAAGCGCAACGGCGCGCAAGCGCCAGCGCAAGAGGTGCCGGCCACTGGCACTAAGACCATGCGCCTTCCGCGCCCTTCGTTTCTTACGCCTCGCGCGTAGTCTCTCTCTCTCGTTCATCTCACTAGATGGACGATAGCACCGAGCCTCTTAACTCCATGCTCGACGCTTTACAGCGTTTAAACTCTCTCACTTATTTCTATGTTCACCCGTTCATTACTTACCCGTAACCAGCGCGCCATTGTGCGCCGTGCTCGTGTCTTTGTTCTTGAATTCGTTATCGTCTTTGTGGCTTGTGTCACGTGGACGTTAGCTCTATCGCTTATCTAGTAATCTTACACATTCGAAAAATACTATTATGAACAAAATTGAAGCAATCGAAGTTATCAAAAGCTTTGGCCTCGTGAACGGTTCCCGCGTCTACGTTAAAACTGATAGCGTTAGCAAGTCGGGCATGTCCCGTGCTGTCTCGGTTTTTGTCCCTGTTATCGATAAAGGCGAGTTATTTATTAAAAGCATTTCCTGGTTCGTTGCGCCTATCACTGGCCAGAAGCTCGACAAGAACGGTAATATCAAGCTTCACGGTTGCGGGATGGATATGCATTATTGGCTTGTGTCCGAGCTTGCTCGCGAAATGGGGCTAACTCTTGAAAAAGTAACGCTATAAAGAATATGTCAAAAGTTTTTCTCATCCGTTTCAAGGATAACGGCAAAAATACGCCTGTTGCCTATGGTTACAATGTCGAAGAGGTTCGCGAGTTTCTAGGCAAGTACGAAAAAGAAACATCGGGTAAAGATTGGTTTATTGGTTTTACGCAATTCGGCAACTATTCAACGCACACATTGCCAGTCTTACAAAACTTCGAGCGCTACGGCTTGAAGGCTAACGGTAAATACTAAAAATATGCAAAACACTACTTACAAGATCGTTAACGATCCTATCAACGCGGACTTTTTCAACGCGACCCCGCTCTTTGGCGACGTTGCTTACTTCGCAGACTTTGCGAAGGGCGAGTTTACCGTCATCTTGCCAGCGGACGAAGAAAACGAAATACCATCACGCATTGCCGTGTATGAACTGAAAAATAAAAGTGTAATCGGTAAATTCTTAAGACGTGAAGAGATCAAGCACACCCCCAGCGTACGTTGTGACGAATGCGGGGACAAACACTATAAAGAAGTGGACGCTAGCGAAGAATACGATCTTATTTATAAAACGGGGCTATGCACTACATGCACGCCCGACGATAACGAATAACACTATGAAAAAGACATTTATCAAGTGTGACGAATGCGGGACGGTTTACCACTCCCCAGACGAAATCGAGTATATCGAAGGCAATAACGGCGTTTGCTCTGACTGTGAAAATAATAACGATAACGATTAACACCATATGCAATCCTTCACCTTCCGCGAGTTATCACTAGACGCACAAGCTAACGCCATGGCGCGCTATAGCGAAGATCAGTCAATTGTAGAACTTGCTAGCGAGCTTATGCAGTACGGCATTGAATACGAAATACCAGAAAATATATTTTTCTTAGCAAATTGGCGCTACACCGCTTACGGCGAGCGCGTGGCCTAACTTATAAACATCACTATACTATTATGTTAACCGCTAAACAGTTGAAACACTTTGAGAAACTTGCAGGCAAAGCCAAATATCATGATTGTCTTAGCAAGATCAACGTGCGTGCGGATCGTACAGAAGCCACGGATTCATTTTCTTTTCTTGTGAACATTGGCGAGAATGAAACGCCCGCCGAAGCTGAGAATTACCCAGATACGAAAATGTTTGTCGAAATGCTAAACGGCATGGATCGAAACTATACAGAAGATAAGACCGTCCGCGTTATTCTTAACCCTTACTATGTTATTGATATGATGAAGGCGCTTATCGACTTGTCACCAAATAAGGGCATGTCAGGCGTTGAGGTCATCATCGACAAGAACCGCCTTAAGGTTCCGGTATTGTTTAAAAGCGTTGGCAAAGGCGCCACGGCGCACGGCGTGGTTATGCCAATAGTTAAATAAATTATCTTAACCCTTCGGGCTTGCTAACTCTCACGGGTTAGCGAGCTTATAGGCTTAATCTTATAAGCCCCTCTCACTTATATCTATGTCCATGCAAGATGTTAAAATTACCACCATCGTTTTAAATCCTGACGGTTCGCTTGTGTGTTGGGACTCTTCGCACGAGCAATCATTTATTAAAGACGCGGTAGAACGTAATCCCGCAACGGTTGTTAATAAGATCGTTGTGCCTACTGCACACTTTCAGATGGCAAGAAACGGATCAACGCCATTCGGTAAACGTATAAAGAAATTCCGCCACAACGTGCTAGCCGCTTATCCGCTTGTCGTTAATGGCTAGCCCTGCTATGTCCATCGAAACTATCACCATAGCCCAGCTCGTGGGCTTAGGTATCGGCCTGCTATCCCTCGCCGTCATCGCTAGTGGTCTCTATATGGTTGCCGAATGGCTTTGGCGCTTTGATCGTCGCGACCCTGCACAGGTGCAACAGCTAACGCACACGGTCATAATGTTATCAGTCATGGTTGGCCTTATCCTGTACGCGTCGGCCACCTGAGAGACGGCATGTTAAACGGTTAACACTGTTACGCGTGCAGGCATGGCCTATCATAGATAGCCACGACACAGCATGGAACGCTTAGCGCCTCGCCTTATGTGCGGGGCGTTTCGCTATTTATTACAGGTCACTTTTGCAAATACAGGACTGAGCGAACGCGATCAGATCTATACTATGGTGGCGCGCAACTTTTTTGCATTTGGTATGGCGATAAAAGTTATCCTCAGGCATGGCTTGCCTGGTTAGTTGGCTTGTTATATCATAGGTTAAAGAAAAAGATTATGACCATGCACAAAGGAAAAGACTTAAAAGAATTGCTTACGCCGTACCAAATCGATGGTGTTAATTGGTTGGTGAAACAAAAGTGTGGCTTGCTCGGGTGGCAGCCCGGATGCGGAAAAAGTCTCGCGGTACTAGCAACACTGCAAGAATTACAGGCTAAGCGCATCCTCGTCGTTGCTCCCGCGTCCGTGTGTGGCGTGTGGCCACTCGAGATAAGCAAATGGCTCGGTGATAAACTCCCGGTAACGATCTTGCGTGGTACTCCCGCTAAACGGGGGCTGGCGTATGAGCAAATTGAAAATGGCTTTTACATAATTTCTTATGAGACAGTACGGTCGGATATTGTAAAACTGTTAGCGATAAAGTGGGACGCGATCGTGTTGGACGAGACCATAAAGCTACAGACGCCGACGAGTAAGACAGTAAAAGCGGTGATGAAATTGCACGCGGACGTGCGCATAGCGCTTAACGGTACGCCTATCAGTAATGGCTGGGCGGATATCTGGGCGACGTTCGAGTGGCTGGAGCGCGGGAGTTTATATGGTAACTATTATTCGTTCAGGAACTATCACGCGGTCATGTCACCACACGTTCCCGGCATGATCCTGGGCTGGCGTGATACAGAGCGTATTAAAAAGCGGACGGCGCATTTGATGAAACGCATAACGAAACAAGAGGCGCTAAAAGATTTGCCCGCTATTATGGAGCAGACCATCCCGGTAGAACTGGGGAGCGCAGAACTAAAAGTGTATCGCGGTATTAAAGAAGATCTACTTCTTAAACTGCCAGACGTAAATGTGCCTATAGAAAACGCGCTGGTTGAGTTAATACGCCTTCGGCAAACGGTGAACGGACTGTTTCACTTCCCGGACCTCGGCAAGAGTGACTCAGCAAAGCTCGACGTCGCGCTTGAGCTACTCGGCCAAGTCGCACGCGCTGGGAAAAAGGCTATCGTGTTTACAGGTTTTAAAGTGACGGCGCTGGAGCTGGAGCGAAGGTTTAAAAAAGAATTCGCTAAAGAAAACTATCAGTCGCGCTTAATCATTGGCGACGTGTCGCAAGAAGATCGTGAACAAAATGTGCAAGACTTATGGCATGACCCTAACGTGACTGTGCTTATTGGCACCGACGCGATGGCGACTGGCCTTAACCTACAGTGCGCGAGCTACGTCATAAACATAGACCTGCCTTATTCGTACGCAAAGTATGAGCAGCGTATAGGGAGAGCGTGGCGCATGGGTCAGACGGAGTCAGTCACCGTGTGGAACCTTGAGGCCACCGGCACCGTAGACTCCCGCGTCGCCTCTATCCTCTCAAAGAAAGTAGCCACGAGCGGCGACTTTACGGGAGACGTGGAACGCGTGAGCTTGAGCAGGGAAGAAATTATTAACTTGATAAATTAAACCTATGAAACTAAACCGTAACTCAAAGAAGTGGGAGGAGTTATACAGAGACTGTTTGATTCAAACATGTGTCTATAACGGTATTAAAAAAATCAAACGCGGAAAACCTGATAGTATTTACGGTTATGGGAGAGAGACGTTTATCGATGCCATGCCAGACCGTATCAAAGAAGCCGAAGAGTACGCTGACCGCTTATTCAGTGCGATGAGATAACTCCCCCACTAACAGGTGGATAATGAATAAACTATGGAACTGTACCTTGGCGACTGCCTCGAAGAAATGAAGCGCAGGGAGAGAGGAGAGACGAAAATCGTGCGAATGAAAGACGGTAGCGAAAAACGCATGTGTGGCGCTTGTGAAAAAGAGATACCTCTAAGCGTTCTCATGGTTCTACCTCCGCGTTTCTGCCCCCACTGCGGATTAAAAATTAACTGGAAATAACCTATGATGTTACTTGATATACCAGAGGGTTCAAAAATCCTTTGTGACCTAAGCGACGGCTCACAATTCATGGTCTTTGACCACCTAGATGGCATGTACTCGTACTGCAAGACCGAAAAAGGCGGAGTGTTTCATCTATCAGCAAGTACGCCCCTAAAGAAGGAAGGAGACTATTACCTTATCGACGCATAACCTATGACCCTACTCACCCTAGAGGAGATTGAGGAAATACAAAACGATACTGACAAAATTGGTGAAACCTACATAAACGTCTCAGAGATGATGGTGGGAATAAAAACGATGCAATCCCTCCTCGCCACCGCTCGTGCTTATTGGGAGTTGATGGACAAACTAAAGAAGAACATCCCCATGCTTCGCCAATGGCTGAATGAAGACCGCAAAGCAAGCCCGCTGGTTCATAGCCACGACATTGCTCAGTGGCTCGAAGTACCTATGGAGTTTAAGGGCTACATGAGCATTGCAGATGAGCAGAAGATTATCGACGCGGTAAAGCCAGCCGACAAACCCCACGCTCCCACTATTAGGGCGATTGCGGAGGCGATCAAAGTTGGTGCGAATGCGAACAGTGAATTTAATGCAATCTGGGCTATTATTAAATCCCTAGAGAAACACCTTGAATGATATGAATAGAGCGCATTAC